CGAATTAGAAGGTGGTAACGGCTATGAAATAGAGATTGGTCAATGGATGGGGTTAGATAAAATTGACACAGTATCTGGTAGTACAGGTTATTATTATAGAACTGACTCAGGATTAAGAAGTGGAGAAAAGAAAGATAATTGGTCATATGGGCTAAATAATAATAAAGGTATTTTAGATTATTCATTTAGTGAAACGTATGATTTCTTAACATCAAGTTTAATATTAAGTGGGAACACAATTCAATCAGCAAATAATAGTTTAGAAGTTGTGACAGATCATAATGGAGTAGCTTCTACAATTGATAATTCTATTGTATCAGGAGATACTAAAATTTATAATGATTTTTATAAAATTTTGATGGATGCAACAGAAATTAGTATTATTGGTTGTGCAAGTAAACAAGGTACTGATGTTGTTAATACTAAATTATCAACAAATAGAGCTAATACGATTCAAGAATGGTTAGAAGTTTATAATAAAAAAGACATTTATAGGACAAGTTCAGCTTATAAAACTGGTTCAGCTGGTAAGAAAGGTAATCCTAATAGTAAAGAAAATAAATCTGAGAGATATGTTATTGTTACAATAACAACAGACCCTAAAGGGATTGATCTTAATAGTGTAGCTGCTAAAGATGATTTAGTTATAATAAATAGTGGAGCAACTGCTACAGTTACCACAAATAACACAGCTAAAAGAGTTAAAAAATCAATGTATGGATTTTATTATGATCCTGAAAACGAAAGTGATATTGATATTAAAATGAAAAATGATGAAGCTATGTTTTTTGAAAAAATAGCTGAAGATAGTATAAGTAAAATAATTGAAGGTAAATTGTCTGAAAAAATAAAATATTTCCACCCAGCTTTCCATTCTACAACACCTGAAGGTTTTAATTCAAGGTTGACATTTTTACATCAATGTACACGTCAAGGACCAACAATGTCTGCGACTGATATAACTAACAATAAAAGATCATCAACTAATATGGCATTTGGTAGACCACCAATTTGTATTCTTAGAATAGGTGATTTTTATGATACTAAGGTCGTTTTTGAGAGTTTAAACATTGATTTTACGCCTATTGTGTGGGATTTAAATGAAGAAGGTATTGGGGTTCAGCCTATGATAGCAACAGTGTCAATGAATTTTAAATTTATCGGTGGATCTGATTTAACAGGACCAATCGCTAGATTACAAAATGCAATTACATTTAATTATTTTGCAAATACTGGTGTTTATGATGATAGAAATGATCGATTTACATCTAATAGTGATAAACTAGAACAATCAACAAAAGACAATAATGGTGTTTATACTCCTCAGTATGATACTTTATATAACCCAGGTGTATATGACTCAAATAAAAAATAATAATAGTTTAAAAATAAAATATAATGTCGTATAATAGATATAGTAATTTTTTAATGGATGGTGTAATTAAAAATATGCCATTCATTAAATTACCTGAAAAAACAAGTGACAAAGATGAAGTTTATAAATTGGGCCTTACAAGATTTGATATATTATCAAATAAGTATTACAAAGATTCAAATTATGGGTGGCTTATATTACTTAGAAACCCAGAATTAGGTGGTTTAGAGTTTAATATTAAAGATAATTCACCAATAAAAATACCATTCCCATTGGAGACTAGTTTAACAGATTATAAAAATGAAATTTTAAAATATATAACTTATTACGGAGTTTAAATATTATGAGTGAACAATTAGGAAAAGAATTTGGTAGGGTTTTATATTTTGACCCAAATAATGTGACAGTAAATAGTGATACTGGTGATAATTTAACGGCAATTTTCAATGGCCTTGAAATTATGAAAGATCCAGAAAACTATGCAATTGCAGTTGATTTAGAGGTTATAAATAAAGATAGGGATAGTGTTACGATAGGTTCAGTTAAAGTTGATAATACTAGCGCTAACGCCAGTGTGTCAAATTTCTTGGGCGGTAGTAATATTGGGGACTCTAAAGTCTTAACAAGTTTTTTTGATGATATCACTTATTCTGGAGAAGAACCGCATGTTGTTAATGAAGCTATGAATATTGAATCGATAGATATTAGTTTTAATTCATGGTATGTTGCATCAGTTATTATTAAATTTACTGATGTTAGAGGTGCGTCTTTATTTTCACCAACAGAATATAATGTTAACCAAAATAATGGTGATCAAATACAATCTGATGGTAATTTATTTTCTGGTTTTTTTACAATGCCATACCCTATATTTAAACTTAAAATAAAAGGTTTTTATGGTGATTCAGTTACCTATCCATTACATTGTACTGATTTTAAAGCTGAATTTAATAATGAAAAGGGTAATTTTGATATTACTACCCACTTCATTGGGTATACATATGCAATGTTAAGTGATATTCAAATGACATTTTTGTTGACTGCTCCACATACTAAAGGTAGAGGTGATATTTACTGGGATAAACAAGTTAAAAATGGTAGATTTAGAACTTTTGAGGGTGATAATTTACCTAAAATTGATGAATTAATGAAACGCTTAAAAAAAGGTGAAAATCTTATTAGCGATGTTAATGGATCAAATCAAAACGTTAAAGAACTTGAGACTTTAAAAAATGAACAATCCTCAATTAATGATATTCAAAATACAATTACATTATATGAAACTGAATTACTTAGTAAAAAATACAACTTTATAATAAAAGATAAGAGTAAAAAACATATTTTATCAACAATTAACTCGTTAGTTAATTTAGACATATCAAGCGGTAGCTCATATTCAACATTGGTTAACAATTTAAGTCTTAAAATTTCAAACCATATTAATAAATTTAAAGATAGTGAGGTTTTTATTAAATTTAAAAATGATTCGGACAAAGCAAAGCAATTAAGTGATATTAAAAAATATATCCAAGCAAATAACATTTTAAAAGCTATTAATTGGTCTGGGATTGTTGATCTAACAGATATATCAGACTCAATATTTAACCATAGTGTCATAATAAAAAAGAAAGAAGAAGATTTAGTTACTAAAGTGGCTAGTACTGTTGCTGATAAACAAAAAGAGACTTATCAAATGACACCTAGTATTTATAATTTTATAAAAATATTAATGGCTCACATGGAGACATTATTACATATAATTGCTGAAACTGCTCAATCTGCACAAAGTGATACCTCAAGGGTATTATCTAATGGCTCACATTTAACTGATATTAGAGATAGTAAACTTTCACCTTTTTGTTGGTTAACTGTTGATAATAAAGATGAATGGTTTGGTAATTTTCCAGAATATCAAAATTTTCCAGAGGTCTCATTAGTTAAATCATTTATTAGAGCTGAAGCTGAATTAGCTAAAGAAATAAAAACAATTGAGAGTACTGTAATAAATAAAAATATAGCTTCAGATGATTCAAACATAAACATTGGTAATATTTGGTTTCCAATTAATGCGTTTGATAATTCGATTTCAATTTATGGTGTTACAAATACAACTCCTTATTCTAAATTGTTAATGGATAATGGATTGGATATTGGTGAATTAAAAGCTCTTTTATCAAGTAGAATTGCAACAATAATTGGGTTATCATCATTAAATAATTCAATTTCAAACCTAGAATCTTTTGGGTTATCTGAATCTAGGAATATTATTGAACAAATAGGTAAAACACCAGATCAAATAGCGTTAGTAAAACAAGCATTAAAAGAAATTAACGGTTCATTAGTAACATCAACAGTAGATAAGAAAACTGGTGTTGATAAATATTCATTATTAAAGAAGACTAGTGATGGTAATAGGTATGAATATAAATTACTTAGTACGAGTGGGGTATTACCATTATCGAGTGAATCAATTAAAAGTTTGGAATATAAAATATCAATTAAAAAAGGTATTTTTAACCATTTTAATTTTTATGCTGACAAAAATGGTGTTACAGGTACTGAAGTAAATATTAAAAATAGTCTTATAAATAATTCATCAAATTTTGATATTATTGAGGGTAGTGATAACTGTGATAAAGTTTTTAACGAATGGTATACTCCAATTATTAATAAAATAGGTGCTGATAAAAATATTGAAAGTTCACTATCTAATTATAAATTAAATGTTTCAGATTATAAATTATCAATACTTAATGATACTTGTACTGAACAATTATTAATGAATCGAATATGTAAAAAAATAAAAACAGATTTTAATAGTAATGATCACAAGGAACTGAACACAGCTTTTCACAATGTGGGTATAGATAATAATGTACCTAGGAATGATAATGTAATTCAACCAAGAGATAAATTCCCATTACAATTAAACCTTACTGGTAATACTGGCGATAATCAAATACCAAGAATAAAAATCATCGATAATAAAAATTTTAAAGATAATTTTTATAAATTATACTTAGGATTACCAATTAAAGAAGGGTTGAAAGATGTGAATATTAAAAATAGTTTAAATAGATCTGATTATTTAAAATTAAAAAATAATATTGAAGATTTAACATATCCAATGGTTGGTGGTACGTTTAACGATTCAGACGGTGTTAAAATTCCAATATCATTGTTTGGTACTCCAACATATTATGCTCAAAATAATGGAATTGATAACCTAAAAATGCATTCAGAAGCTAAAGCTTTCCTTTTTTTACAAACTTTACCAATTAATATTGAAACAATAAGTGAAAAAATGTTAAGTGATAAAACATCATTTATGAGTCGAATGACTAAAGCTGAAGCTCTATTATTAGGTTCAATGCTTTGGAGAAAGAAAAATGAAAGAGGTGTTGAAGGTAATTCAACTATAAAACCAAAAAATGGTAAATTAATAATTCCATCGGTTAATATGTATTTTAGGGTTGCTGGAAAATTTAAATTAAATAATTATAATAATTACAAAGGGTATTTTAATTCAGATGATACTATATACGATACTTGTGATTTGATTAAATCAATGGACCCTAATAGTAAGCTTAGTGAATTATTAATTAATTTATTCGAAAAATGGGTGTCAACAAATGATCCTAGTCAAATAGATTCTTGGCAAAAAATACGTTTCAATTTAGAATTGAGAGGTAAAGATGAAAATAATAAAATTAACAACTTTAATGATAGTAAATTTATTGATGTTATTGGTAAAATAAACAATCAGTATACTTTCGAAACGATAAAAAGTGAAATTCATCCTGATATAATTAAAAATTATATTACAATTGAGCCAATCAACAATAGTGAGGTATTATTAATTAATAATGATATAAATCCTGGAGTAAAAGGTATTTTAAATTTATTATTTAATGAATGTATTATCATGTATAGTGGTGATGCAAATATTATTGACCATCCTTTCGGTATTAACTCAAATTTAGATGTAAAAAAAGTTAACGATTTGATTACAATTATATCTGGTAATCTATATAATAAGAAAAAAGAAATTGAAAATTCAACTAATTTTAATAGTTCATCTAGCATTGCATTAGAGGCTGAAAATAATGATGGAATAAACTTAGAAACATATCGTTATCTTAAAACTTTATACGATAAGTGGGTTAGCGGGTATGAATTCAATACTGATGATAGTAAATATAAGTGGATTGATACTAAAGAAACTATGATTAATGGTATCTCGACTTATAATATGAGTAATTTTAAATTTATTGATAGATCATATAATAATATTGGTGATAAATTCATAATTGATTTACAACAAACTGTAGACAAATTTATAGGTTTAAGTGAAAAGAAAACATTATATTCATCAATCACAGATATTTTAACAGATAATCAATATTTGTTTTTACCTATGCCAAATTACCAATCATGGAATACCGTTGATGATTTTGCTAAGATATTTCAACCAATACCTTATATTAAATCAAATATAAGTAAAATAGTTGAAAAACCTGAAGATGAATGGACTTCTATATTCCTATGTATGTATACTGGAGCGCCTTCAAAATCATTAAATATTAACACTAAGTCATATATGTATTCTGATGATAGTTTAAATTTAAATCTTAATGAGACGACAGATATTCCATCTGATTACTCATCTAGTGGTCAAAATGATATTTCAGATACAGATACAGGCGTTATGAATAAAGTACCTGCATTTGCAATTAGTTATGGTAAACAAAATCAATCTTATTTTAAAAAAATATCATTGAATATGGCAAACCCAACAACAACTGAAGCATCTATTTCAGCACTTAAAAATTTAATACAAAAATCAGATAAAGATTCAGCTGCTCAAACAATAGGTCAAAATTTATATAGTATATATTCAGCATATGCTTACACGTGTGATATTGAAATGATGGGCTGTGCTCAAATACAACCTATGATGTATTTTCAATTAACAAATGTTCCAATGTGGAATGGTGCATATTTAATTTATAAAGTTAGCCATAGTATCAGACCAGGTTCAATGAAAACAACTATGACAGGTATGAGAATGAGCAATAATTATCCAAAATTATTAGTCCCAGGGTCAATAGGTTATAATATTTCTAATTTAGGTGGAACTTCAGTTGCACAAAAAAATAACACGATTAGTAATTTTAATCCAGATAGTAAGATTGGTAGAACATTTACTTTAAGGCAATATACTACAAAAGATTTTAATAATGGTAAAAAAATGGAATCATTAATTTATGATTATGTTGTAACAAGATTAGAAAATAATGTAGCACCAACAATTGATGAAATATATGATTCATGGATGGCCTCTGACTTAAATAAAGGGTATGGACCATTTAAAATTACTAGTGGTTATGATGCAACTAGAAGTAATAAGAAGAGTCAGCATTTAGAAGCTTTAGCTGTAGATATACAGATAGCAAATAAACCAACATTTGAAAAAAATAACGCACTATTTGAATTTATTAAAGGTAAAATGCGTGGCGGTCTTAAAATTGATCAATTGATCCGTGAAACAAATGGCGGTGATAATGGTGGGTGGTGTCATGTATCACCAGTTGGTTTACGTGATGGATCAGTTAAAATAAGTGGAGAGTCATTCTATTTAATTCAACAAACAAATGAGATTTCAAATATGGAAATAATTGAAAATGCTAAGGGAGCTGGAAAATTAACTAACATGACTAAAGATTTAGAAAATTATTTAACATATCTTAAAAAGGGTGAAAATAATAAAAACGCTAAAGATTCTGGCTGGATTTCAAACGAGAATAGATGGAAGCCAATAAAAAGTAATACTGAAATAGCATACGGTATTGTATTTATGTTAGATGGAAAAATAAATGCAAGAACACAAGAGTTAAAAAATATTATAAATAGTAATATTAACAATCTAAGTAATATTAGAATAACTGATGAAACAGCCACTAGTGAAATGGCTTCTCAAGTCGAAGCTGGGTTAGTAAGTATAAAAAAATACATAGATCGTAAATATGGTGCAAATTCATTTAATAATATTGATTATAAATATAGATATGCTATTTTTGATTTATATTATAATTATGGGTCTGGTAAATACAATGCTAGTGACCACACGAACAATATTTTATTCATAAATGAAGCTGTTAAAAATAATTTAAATGGTATGCTTAGATATTCAGATAGAATTAATTACAGTACTGGTGAAATTTATCAAAGGAGAAGTAATTTATTTAGAGAATACCTAAATAGCTAAAACACTTGGTTTATTCGGATATTTTGAGTACATTTGCGTTAGTTTTAATTTAATATACTGTTTTATGTACTTAGCAAATATCGTTTCTGAAACAAACATTGATAATAATGGGTTGTTTAACATAACAAACAATCTTAATAACATAATTAGAGAGATCCCAACATTGATTATAGGTTGGGATCTCTCTAAACGTTTATTTAGTGATAGGAAACTTTCTATTTTAGAAAAAAAAATTGATAATAATATATCTTGGACGTTTTCAAAAAGAGAAAAGAGAATTGATTTTGAAAAAGATTTAGATTTTTTTGTTAAAAATACTTTTAAATCTATTGAAATTAGGGTTAAGTATAAATACATTAACATTTTAACTGCTAAATTTTCTATTATTAAAAAATTAATTAAAAAATTAACTTCTAATGAAATGTCGTGTATTTATATACACAAGAATGCGTTCATATATATCTATATTGATAATAAAATAATCGGTATTGATTTCAATTTTATTGATTTTTTAAACATTGATAGGAGAAAAGTATATAGAATATTATATTCAAATGGAAACGATTTAATTTTTTCAGATGATTTCTTACCAAAAGAAATTAGAAATAATTTAGATAATAATTATAAAATAATACCATACTTACAAGCAATAAAAAATGATAAATGCAGTAGCTAAAAATTTATTAATAGCATCTTTTGTACCCAAAACCAATCTAGACTGGTTTTTCAAATATGTTAATGATAAATTTAAAATAAAACGTAATGAAATATTTATTTACGAAATAGAGGATAATGATCTAGATCAACTCTTAACATTTAAAATAAGACATGATAATAACATTGATTTAAAGTTTCATTTTAATAATGCGACAATAGTTAATATCAAAAATGGTTGTATTTTTTCTATTAATGGTTTAAATAGATTAATCGAATCTGAATCTAATTGCGAGATTGGGAATATCAATTACAAAGGTTTTAAAATAGACTGGGAAAAATATACAAACACTTTAATTCTATCAAATAAAAATACATTAATAATCAAGAAAATAAAAAAAATTGATAAAATTAATGAAAAACCATAATTCAAAACTATTTATATATAAATAAATTATTATGGCAAAAGTTATAACAAGGACATTAAATGAAAGATTAGATACTTTCATATGTCAAGCACCTATTAAAAACACAAGTATATTAGAACCAGCAATAATAGAGGCTCCAAAAAATAAAAAAGTATTGAAAAAAAATGATGGCCTAATTGAAAAAATAGGCGCTAAAACATTCATTACAGAAGATAATAGACAATTATTAAACGATTAATTAAAATGGCTAAAATAAAAATGTTGACTGAACAAGAAATGCTTGAATCTAAATCTAGATTCAATAAATTGTTGAATTTTGAACCAGATAAAATGATGTTAGAATATTCTTTCGTTAATAAACAAGAAGATTTGTTATTAGACGAGGATGATGAATTAGATCCAAGTAAACAACAATTAGATCCGACTTCAGAAGTTGACCCATCACAAGGTGGTGAATTACCTGATGAAAATAGTATGCCTCAAGATATGTCATCAGAACCTGCTCCAGCTCCTGAAGCACCTGCTCCAGAAATAGCACCAATACCTGCTCCAGCACCTGCTCCAGCACCTAGTGATACTGGCCTTGAAATTGATGTGACAGATTTAACCAATAGTCAAGAAGATGTTGAGTTAAAAGTAAGTTCTATGACTCATCAAACAAATCAAATGATGGATATACTAAATAAATTATCTGATAAAGTTCAAGGTATTATATTAAATACTGATGTTGAAATGGCAAAGATAAAAGATGAAATCATTAAAAGAAATCCAACACCAGTTGAGGTTTTACAAAAAAGAATAGTGGTTTCAGATCCATTCAATCAAACTCCAGCTGATTATTGGGATAAAAAACAAGCTGAGGGTCATTACAAGCTAGAAGATGAAGACGAAGATGAAACATTCGAACTTAAATCATCCGATATTGATTCAAATGCAAGCGATATTTACAAAAGCTTTGGTTTAACAAACGATGAAATGAACCAATCTTTAGGTTCTATGTTCAAATTATAATAAAAAAACGAAATTTGCTTGTTTTTACTATATAAAACAAGTACATTTGTATAAAATATAGAATAGTTAAAACTACGCTATAGGTTTATAAATAAAACTTAAAATAATAAATAACAAAACTTAAAATTAAAAAAGATGGAAAACTATCAAGATCCAATTGAAGAACAATTTAACCGAATTCAAGCGTCTAAAAGACAAGAAACTCAAAAGAAAAAAGTCGAATACGACACAAAAAACTATTTGGACGTAAAATTAACAGCAAAAGAAACTGAAAAGAAAATAACCATTAGAATGGTTAATTTAACTCCAGACGCTAAAACACCATTTGCAGAAGTACATACACATTATTTACCATCTGTAAAAAAATCATTCGTTTGTGCAAAACAAACAGATAATTTACCAGAAGGAGTTGAAAAAAGTTGTCCATTTTGTGACATCCGTGATGAAGCTAAAGAACAACAAAAAGGTGCAAATGATGTTACTTGGGAAAAGTTAAAAAAAGTTTACAAAGAAAATGGTTCAATGTTAAATTATGTTGCTCGTGTTATTGACAGGGGTGATGAAGAACATGGAATTAAATTCTGGAAATTTAGTCAAGCTGCCTATGAATTTATTATCGATGCTTATAGAAATAATAAAGCTGATAATATTGACATTTTTGACAAACATGAGGGTAAAGATTTAATCATTACGATTAAGAAAAAAGAAGGTAAATCTAAAATTACCAGCATTTCAGCTGCAAACAAACAAACACCTTTAGCATCAAGTGAAGATGCAATTAATAACATTATGACAGATGATAAAGTCTGGACAGATGTTTATGGTATTAAACCATATGAATATTTGGAAATTGTTATTAATGGTGGAACTCCTTTCTTCGATAAAGCTTCTATGAAGTGGGTTGAAAAGAAAGAAAAAGAAGAACCAGCTGAGGACAACTCTGAAGATGAATATTTAAATTCTCAAGTAGAGGAAGATGCTACAACTACAAGTGAATCGTCATCAGATGATTTACCGTTTTAATTAATAATTTGTCCAGATAAAACCTATCTGGACAAATTTTATTGTTTTATATTCACGTAAAAATACAAAAATGAATTTTGAAAAATTAGTTTTGGAGATCAAAAATGAATCTCCGTTATTGACACCTTCATATGCTAAAGAAGGTGATAGTGGTTTTGACCTAAGAGCTTGGTTATATTCTGATAAAGACGAAGAATACAATAAAGAATTATCAATTACATTAAAACCATTAGAAAGAGTTTTAGTTCACACTGGTAATTACTTAAATATACCAGATAACTACGAAGTACAAATCAGACCAAGAAGTGGTTGTGCTTACAAACAAGGATTAGTAGTTGCCAACACTCCAGGAACAATTGACACTGAATATATCGGTGAAATATGTATTATCGCATTAAACTTATCAAATGAGGATATCACTATTATGAATGGTGATAGGATCGCTCAGGCAGTTGTATGTCCAGTTATGAATAGCCGAATGGTTGATTTAGTAGTTGTTGATGAAATTGTTAAACAAAGCGATAGAGGTTCAAGTGGGTTTGGTGATAGCGGTAAGCAATAATTAATGTTTATTGGCAAAAAAATAAAAAACTTACTTGGTTTCTTTTAAAAAAGAGAGTACATTTGTATAAAATATTGTTTCACGTTAAATAAAAAAATATATGCTAAAAAAATATGGCTAAACAACCAGTAAAAAAGAAAGACATCGCTCAATTATCTACTCCAGCTAGTAGAATGGCCTCAGTTTTAAAATTCAAAGCTGATAATAAAATGGGTAATGTTAAAGATAAAGACTTAGAATGGTTTATTCTACCAGAAGGCTTTTATGATGCAGTAAAAATTCCAGGTATACCAAAAGGCTTTTTCAGTATGGCTCGTGGATTGCCTAACACAGGTAAATCAACAATTAAGTTATGTTTAATCGCTCAATGTCAAAGAATGGGTGTATTACCAGTAATTTACGAAACTGAAGGTAATTTCCCATGGGAACATGCTAGAATGTGTGGCGTTGAATTTACAGATGTTTACGGTGAAGTAGTAAACACTGAAACTGGAGAAATTGAAAATAAAATTATTGACCACGATGGGTTCTTTTTATATTATGATCAACAAATATTATATGATCAATATGGTAAAATGGATTATTCCCAAAGTAAAGAGTTGACGAAACCAAATCGTAAAATTGCGGTTCTAGAAGATATTGCGTATTCAATTAATGATTTATTGGATAAACAAGGTCCAGATGAAAATGGTGGTGAGATTAATTGTGAAATGTGTTTTATTTGGGATTCAGTAGGTTCTTTACCATCATATAGATCGGTAATGTCAAAAACTGGTAACAATATGTTTGATGCAGCGTCATTAAAACAAAGTTTTAACACTATTGTTACTAATAGAATTCCAATGTCAAGAAAAGAAAGTAGTCCTTACACTAATACATTATTTGTTGTAAATAAAGTTTGGATTGATAGTATGCAAATGGGACAACCACAAATGAAGAATTCTGGTGGTGAAGGATTTATGTACGCTGTTAGATTGGTAATTGAAATGGGTGGTATTGTAAGTTCAGGTGTTGCACCATTGAAAGCAACCGCAGGTGGTAAAGATTATAATTTTGGTATTCAAACTAAAATTAAAGTTAAGAAAAATCACGTAAATGAAATTACATATGAGGGTAAAATATGTTCATTACCTCATGGATTATGGAATCCAGAAAAATTAGACGCATATAAGAAAGAATATGGTAAATTTTTATTACAAAAACTTGGAGATTTAAATGGCGGTGCTACTATTGATGAAAATAGTGAAATTGCGTTCGAAAAAGTTGGTAATGGAGATGAACTAGATTAAAAACAAGTAGAAACATTTTAATAAATTAAAAAATGAGTAAAGAAAATAAAAAAGATTTTAGTGATGTTGATTACCGTTTTTCGTTTTCATTGACGATTAACGATTCGGAAATAAATAATGATGATATTATCATTTGTAAAAGAGATTTCAACATTTTTAATTTAGATGAAGAATCTTTATGTTCACTGGAACTTAAAGAATGTATTGATGATGTAGTAGATATGGTCAATCGTGATCTAAAATCAAAATCTAGAGCTTATACTTGGTATAATATGCCATGGGATTTAAGCAAAGATGAAAGTGGATGTAGAAATCTAGGAGTGTTTCATGGTAGTACCTCACAAGCGAAAGATATTTCAAGTGAGTTTACTGATTCAATTCCAGAAAAGTCTCAAACAACTTTTAAATTTACATTGTTTGATAAAGGACGTGCTATTATTACTAAAATTTGGTCAGGCGATGCTTATCCATTCTCAGTTAGAAATAGTGTTGACTTAACAAATAGAAAATACAAGCATGATAATTCAAAATTCATTGAATTAGATTTTGTAAAACAAATCGCTCAAAAAGCATCTGCTGATAGATCAGATTTAACAAGCGTTATCATGCGACATATTTCAAGCACTTGTGCTTCATATCCATCAAAACAAAGCAATAAAAAATTGATGTATAAACAAAATATCCCAGAATTGAAACTTGAGGATATGGTTATTAATGAAAAATACGATGGGGGTTATACATTCACTAAAGCTAAACAAAAGCCTATTAGAAGTGTTACTGATGATAATGGGTTTGAAAAATTAGTATATGAGGTATATACAACAAAATTCCAAGTCGGCAAATCTGTTGACAAAAATGGTAAGACAACATATTCAAAAGAATATAATCTTTCAACCAAAAAATCATTTCGTTAATTAATAACGACACTAACAATAAATGCAGGGACTAAATTGGTCCCTGCTATAACTTACAAAACATGGAGAATAAGAGGGGGGATCTTGGGTATCTTGGTATTGAATTTCAATATCGATTAGCTCATCATCTAATGTATGATAAGAAATTTTTTAGGGATGTGTATGATATTGTTGATAATAACATGTTCACTGAACCTAATTTAAAAAAATTCGTTGCAAGTTTAAAAGAATATTTCCACATATATGATTACGTACCATCATATGAGATGTTAACAATACATCAAAGTGGTGCGTCAAGATCAGACCAGGATTTAGAATTTATAACAGCAACAATTGAGAAAGTTAAAAATACGCCTGACGAGGGTGGTGATTCAATTAAAGATAAAGCATATAAATTTTTCAAACAACAAAATTTAACTAAAGTAATAAATCAAATTACTGATATTATTAAAATTGGTGATATTGAGAGATATGGTGAGTGTGAAGAATTAATTAGAAATGCAATTACTGTTGGTAATCGTGATGAGATTGGAATACATCTTAGAGATAACTTAGGTGATGTTTTATCAGATGATTATAGACGTGTTGTGCCAACTGGTATTGATGGTATTGACGCTGCTTTAGAGGGTGGTTTAGGCAAAGGTGAGTTTGGTATTATAATTGGCCCAAGTGGATTTGGTAAAACAACTATCACAACTGCAATGGCTAATCATGCAGCTAGAGGTGGTAATAAAGTTCTTCAAATTGTTTTTGAAGATAAGGAAAAACAAATTCAAAGGAAACATATTGGTAAAATTACTGGTATTGAGTCAAAAGATTTGTCAAAACCAGAAAATATTGAAAATGTTAAGACCATAATGGCTGAAACAGATATTTTTGATAATAATTTAATTATTAAAAAATTCAATACTGGCGAAATTTCAGTACCACATTTAAGAAACTATATTAAAAGGCTTAAAAATACTGGATTTGTTCCAGATTTAGTAATTATTGACTATTTTGAGTGTTTAGTTGCGTCTAAAAATTTTAAAGACGAATGGACTGGTGAAGGGCATACAATGAGACAATTAGAAGCTTTGGCTTCAGATTTAGATTTTGCTCTATGGGTCCCAACTCAAGGAACTAAAGATTCATTGAACTCAACAATTGTTACAATGGATAAGGCTGGTGGTTCTTTCAAAAAAATGCAAATTGCTCACGTTGTAATATCAATTGCTAGAACAATTGAGGATATTGAAGCTAATGTTGCTACAATTGCAATTCTTAAAAACAGATCTGGTAAATCAGGGTCAGTTATGGAAGGTATTTACTTTAATAATGGTACTTGTGAAATTGATACTAGTAAAGCTATGATATTTAGTGATTTTGCTGAATACAAAGAGTCTGAAAACGAAAAAGGGGTTGAACTCACCCGTAATCTATTAGCAAATAGAAGTCAAACTAGAGGTCAAAATAAAACGAAAGATGAAAATTTTTAAATATATAGAATAATGAATAAAAAAATATACGAATATAGTGATGTTTACTCTAAAACGTTAGAGTACTTTAATGGGGATGTGTTAGCGACAAACGTTTGGATTTCAAAATATTGTCTAAAAGAAAAACAACTTGATGATAGCTTGGTTTATTTTGAACTAACACCAGTTGATATGTTCCATAGGTTAACTAAGGAATTACATAGAGCTGGTCTAAAATATGAAAATCCACTAACATATGATGAAATATTTGAGTTAATTAATGACTTTAAATATGTTGTTCCACAAGGAAGACCAATGGCTGGTATTGGAAATGATAACGATATTACTAGTATCTCTAATTGTTTCGTTGTAGGTTACCCAGGGCAAGACTCATATGGTACAATAGCTCGTGTTGATCAAGAGATAATGCAAATTAGTAAACGTGGTGGTGGTATTGGTACTGATTTGGATGGTTATAGACCAGCTAATTCAAAAGTAAAAAATGCAGCTATGACTAGCACTGGACCAGTTGAAATTTGTGCTAATAGATTTTCAAGTACTATTAGAGAAGTTGGTCAAAATGGTAGGCGTGGTGCATTAATGTTATCAATGAGTATTGAACATAAAGATGTTGAAAAATTCATTGATGCTAAAATGACTGAGGGTAAAGTAACTGGAGCAAATATTTCAGTTAAAATTAAAAATCATTGGTTAGAATCATTTATTGATAATGCTAATCCAAACAAGGAAAATGAGAGACTTTGGAAAAAAATCATTCATAATGCTTGGAAATCGGCAGAACCTGGTGTTTTATTTTGGGACACGATATTAAATGAATCAGTTCCAGATTGTTATTCAGCATTTGGCTATAAAACTTTATCAACGAACCCATGTGGTGAAATTCCATTATCAAATAAAGATAGTTGTCGTTTAATGTTGCTTAACTTATATAGTTATGTTATTAATCCATTTACTAAAAATGCTTACCTTGATTTCGCTAAGTTAAGAGCTGACTCAAGAAAGATTATGAAGTTAATGGATAATATGATTGATCTTGAAATTGAAAAAATCGAGTCAATTATAAATAAAATTAAAAATGACCCAGAAGATGTTGATACAAAATTAATTGAATTAAATCTATGGGAAGAAATTAAAAAGGTAGCACTATTAGGTAGACGTTCTGGTATTGGCGTAACCGCTGAGGGTGACATGCTTGCTGCTTTAGGATTTAAATATGGTACAAAAGAAGCAACTAAATTTGCTGTTAGCGTTCATAAATTAATTTCAACAAACGTATATATTGGTTCATGTGACTTAGTTCAAGTAGATAATAGACCACAGTTTGGGTGTTATGATTGGGAATTAGAGAAAGAAAATCCATTCCTACAGAGATTAACATCTTTTGATGATGAGGATTCAATTGAACTTAAAAATAAAATTAGACTTGGTAGACGTAATATTGCTTGTTTGACAATTCCACCAGCTGGAACAACAAGTATTATGACTCAAACAACATCTGGAATTGAACCAGTATTTATGCCAGTATACAAACGAAAACGTAAGATTGATAAAAATCCAAACGTTAAACCTGATTTTATTGATGCAACTGGCGATTGGTTTGAAGAATATACTGTAGCTCATGATAAATTTTTAGTATGGTATTCAGT